AATTGCGAAAAGGTATCACTGTTATTGGTATACATTTCCCTATAGGTTGCAAGTATGGGTGAATGCAATTTCCTTTTCTTCAGTATCTCTGCAATGCTTAGATCAGGATACTCTGTCTTCAACTCTGAATAGATACAGTGGGCATAGGCAAACACCTCGTCCACATCACTGTAATAGGTATATTCTTGATCGAGTTTCTTATCACCAGTCTTGCGAAATTCATAGTGATAATCATTATAGTCATGACGATGGTGGAACTGCTTTCTATGTACCATCTCGTGCATGACTGCCAGGATAATATCATATCCCAACTTTGATTTCTTGGCATCAGTCATGTTCACAAACTTGATGCCTTTCTTGCTTGATACGAAAATCAATATGCTGTTCACTTCATAATCATACTGGGCAGATACCACTATGTCTTGATTCCTAAGTTTGCTATGTTCTTCAAACTGGAACTTCGTGCGCCACTTGGAGAAGTATTTGTTCAGAGCAATGGTATCTGTTATATCTGTTCTCTGTAGAAATTTGGTGACGTAAACAGGGTTGAACGGGTAACCTTTTAAATCGACTATATCAAGAAAGTTAACATTATTAGAACCGAAGTATTTATGCATGAATGCGTACTCCTAAACAATGATTTGCTCCCTATATTTATAATTTCTTACCTCTCATCCCACCCTCCGATCAAAATAAATCTCTGTTTCAGTTCATCCAATGTATCCGGAGATTTGTTTACCTTGGGATCGTTCCAATGACTGAGTTGATGACTCCTAAAGTCTGTTTTAAGCACCCATTCGTAACAATAGGGGCAGTTATACTCCAGGTGTTCCATTTGATAGGTTTTCGTGTAAAAACTGTAGGATTATTGCTTGTTCTTGCAGATTAGTGTTGGGAAACTCAGTAATATACGACATCAGATCAAAGTTACCCAGTAGGTTGTTATACTTGGTATTGCGACCCTTCAGGAAGGTCTCCGACTGATTGGAACCTCGATCACTGTACCGTTGTTCCAGTAATGCTTGGGGTGCATTCAAGAATACAATCTGGAGATCAACCTCAGGTAAGTCCATTGCGAACTCAAGAAAACTCTGATTAAAAATTCGATCTCCTTCGTACAGAATATTGGATGTAGTGCTTGCAGCGAACTCTTGAATATTTGGTTGGCATGCCATACTGAGTTTATCCGTGCCGGCATATATCTCACCCTCATCATACTTCCCAAGAATATACAAGTCCAGTTCTGCCGAGTATAATGCCGGCATCAACTTGACTGGTTCTACCTTCTCAAATGTTTTACCTTCCATAAACTTACGGAACAGGGTTGTCTTACCCGTTCCAGGAACTCCACCGATAGCAATAATCTTTCTCATAGAAATGCCTCCAATCCAATTTGTATAGGTTTCTCATCATCAAACATCCAATCCATATGTTCTATTCTACCTGAGTTCACAAAATAAGTAAACTTTTCTTTTGCAATGTCATTCTTGGTTGCAAGTCTAGTATCAAGAGTTTCATCCCGTGCCTGCCAGAGAACCTCCCACTCAATACCATACCACCCATCCGATTCCACCTTCTTAATTTCTTCTGATTGTCTATCCAGATAATATCCAAGATACCTGCCATGACGTTCACGGAATGTCTTTTTAAATGCACACAAACTTGTTTCCATAGTGAAGAAATCTACCTGATCTGCTAGATCTGGGAAACGGGATTTCGTTTCCATAAGGATTGAGGTTGACTCGCTTTCAAGACCAGCATATTCCGACTTAGTAAGTTTTGTATCACAAAGGTCATCTTTGCCGAGGGCATAAAGCAACCCATTACGATGAGAGCGAGAACCAGAATAGTCATCCAACATAAGAGAAGTAGGATTGATCCGAATACCAGCGGTATGCTTAAGATGCTGAAGATAAAACCAAGTGGAGTAACGACCAAACTTATGCAGATCGCCTTTAATGTGTGTCCACAGGTTGTCAAAATTTCTGCTCTCGTTGTCTCCATAATAACTCTCCAATACTTCACGTTGTGATTTGTTGCCGATAAACTTTTGATACGAAGCAAACATCTCTGGCAGATGACCTTTGTTCCACTTGGTGTCTGTTTGATAACGAAGACGTTTGTAGTTGGTAGTGTTCCATTGAGTCACACGATCAACAGTGGCCAATTCAAAGTCGGGAAATTCGTTTAACAACACCCAAGCAGTTGGTAGATAATAGGTATTGCCATATAACCAACACAACCAAAGACGTTGCTCATCATTATGCTCGTAACGATCATTTAAGTAATTGGTTGCCCACACTGCTGGATCACAATCCTTATACTGTAAGGACCATGCGTACCAGCGGATGAATGCTTCTCTGCGATTTTCTTTAAGACGATAATCCATCGATATATTTTCCAAGAGCAACTTCAAGCATTGTAATAACCTGTTTGTGTAACTCATTACCCTTCGCAAAATTTGGATCGGGGATCTTAGGTATACCAATCAAGTTACTAATCCGAATTGCCTTTTTGAACACAGAAGAACTAAACTTATCTTCCAATTTCTTTTCATTGCTTGTATCCATATAGAAGATAACGTCCGACCAATCGATCAACTCCTGACTTATTGGGGTGGACCGGAGACCTTCACCTGGGTATCCCATCTCAGTTAATGCATCCCGCATCTTCTTGGCAGTTATCTCTCCACCCTTAGTATCTTTAAGGGCAGCACTCTTGATTTCCCATGTTGGTTGCAACCGTTGCAGGATAATTTCTCCGGCAGCACTGCGATTGATATTACCATGACAAACAAACAATACCTTCATAGACCTGTCTCCTGTAATTTTTTCATGATTGGAAAGACATCTTTGGCAGTTGTTATTCCAATTGCATCAATATCAATTTCCTTTCGTAGTGCAGTTAATCGTTTTTCAATGTCTCGTTTGATGTTGTTATCGAAGTTGGTCCACTGATAGATTTGTTCTGTTTCAAATTCATATGGTTTGAATTCTGGGAATTTCCATATATCCAATGCGTGGAATTCACGGGGAGAAAGATCATCTTCATTGAGTGCAGCATTTAGAAATTGCTGGCACCACCGTAAACAAGATTCCATCTCAACCATATCCATGGTACCAGGGAAATGACGGAATTCTATTGTATTTGTTTCTTCCCACATTTGCCGTAAGTTTATTCCTGCCCGTGGGCATTGGAACCATGATGGTTGACCCGCTGCGTTACGATGTGCATGCTCCTCGAAAAACTCCTTGACATTTGTTGCTTGGAGCATTGCGGCAACTCGTTTCTTTGGTAATACGTTTTGATGGGATCTATACCGCCTCTTCATTCGTTTCAATTCCCATGCATATACATCTGGTGGCAGAGTATTTTTGTCTGGTGTTGGAATAGGTTGGATAGTATCAAATACTTGCTGTTGGTACCGATCAACATATCTCAATAGTCTCTTGCATGACTCCAGATCATTGTGTAATTCGGGAACACGAATATGTATGTGAAGATTGCTTCTGTAGTTTATGACTGGAGCAGGACTGAGTGCCAAATTGATTCTTGCGATATGATCAATTTGTTCGGCGATAGTCATTGTCGGTGCAGTATTAATTTCTCCACCATATGCATACAGTTTGCCATCTGGATCATTGGCAATACCAGTGGTACTTACACACGTATTATCTTTGGCATTCCAAGTGGCACCATCCGGCAGTTCACAAAAGCGATATGAATCCCCGTATTCTAATTCAACGCCATAACTAAATTCAGAAATACTATACATTCAAACCCCATTATAATTTTGTAGATCAATCGCAGAACTACTGATGACATTCTCAACTATTGATAGATTTGAATCTATCGTAAGGTAAGTATTCATTGGGATCTCAGTTGCAATGCCAATATTTGCTCTACTGGAAATATCTCTAGTAGATGTAATTATACTACCATTTTGAATATTAGTCAAATATAAAGGTCGCTTACCATTACGATAAACTCTCAACTTCTTATCAATATGCAATTCGCAGACAGACATAGAGGATTGTTTCCAATGTTCCAAAGGTGAGTAGTCAGCAAGAGATCTCAACAACAACTCAGTATCGTTCTTGCCTTCGCAGGTATATCCATGAAGCAGTTCCCAGTCCTCATAAAGTTCTTGGGTAATCACTCCATTATGAACAACGGAACAGGTTTCATTATAAATTGGTTGATTGAATTCTAAATCGCTGGTGCTATACCGGCAATGACCTATGAGGTATAGGTTACCATCTTCATTTACCATTTCCTCCAGGTCATCTAGATGTATAAATTTATTTGCCGGTACTGGTTCCTTGAATGTTAAGATCTTGTCATTAAGAAGAATAGACATCCCAGTTGCATGTAACCCTCGAATTCTAGATTCAAGGAATACCTTTCTGATCATGTCAAAATGTTCTTTCTTCGGATTCTTGAT